CGCTGGTGTGCGCGCTGGTGGCAATGTTGACGAGTGATGGGAGCGGCAAATGAATTTTGTACTGGAACCATTGCAAGCGCAATACAACCGCGAACGCGCGAACGAGGCGTTTTATCTCGCCATGGCCGCGGCGTTCGAGCAAATGAATTTGACCGGGTTTGCCGGTTGGGCGCGCCGCGCGGCGGACGAAGAACACGGGCACGCGCAAAAGTTTTTTGATTACATTGCCGACCTGAACGCGATGCCGCGCGTGGATGCCCTGCCCGTTCCGGCGCTGCCGGCGGTGGGCGATGTGTTGTCGTTGTTTGTGGCGGCGCGCACGGCAGAGATTGCCAACAGTGACGCGCTCGTGACGTTGGCGCAGCAGGCGCTTTTGGCCACCGATTTGACGACGCACGCATTCGTGCAGCCGTTTTTGTTGGAGCAGGTGCAGAGCGTGCGCGAACTCGACGAGATTACGACCAAGTTGGCGCTGGCGACCGGCAACGGTGCGGCGCTGCTTTTGTTGGAGCACGAACTGGGCGAGGGCGCACAATGAAAGCGAGCGCGCGCAGCATTCGCCGCGGGCAAGCGCAGCGCGTAAAAAAGGCCACGCGCATTGTGCACAAACTCGCGGTCAAGATGGAACGGGAGAGACGACGCGCGGAACTGCAAGCGGTGATTGAAAAACTGCAAGCAAAAAGCGCGGCGCACAGTAATGAACATGACCAAGGCGAAAACGCCGGGAACGGGGACGCCCAAACGGAAACGCAATGAGACTCGTGCCACAAATGCCACACCCCATGCCTCAAAAGCGCGTACCCGCGCAAGCGATTGGACGCCGAAATTCTTGGCGGAGTTGGCGCGTCGCGGCATCGTCAAGGATGCGTGCCGCGCGGCAGGCATTGATCGCAAGACGGCATACCGGCGCAAAACAGACGACTCTGCCTTTGCGGAGGCATGGAAAGACGCGCTCGACGAATCCGCCGATGTGATGGAGCGCGAGGCGTTCCGCCGCGCGGTGGAGGGCGTGGAACGGCCGGTGTTTCAGGGCGGCGAAAAAATCGGCGTCGTGCGCGAATACAGCGATTCGCTGCTGACGCTGATGCTCAAAGCGAATCGCCCGAACAAATACCGCGAACGCGCGGAATCGCTCAATTTGAATTTGGACGTGTCCGCGCTGACGGACGAACAATTGGAACGGATAGCCAGGGGAGAGGATGCCCGTCTCGTTATTGCAAGTGCAGGCGCGGGCGGAACTGGAACGACGCAAACGCCAGCAGATGCTGCGCCAGCCGAGCAAGTGGCCGGCGATCCTGCTGCACCACGAGAAACATAAACCGTACCAGCCGCACCATGACGCCGAGGCCGCGTACGTCTTTCGCGACACGCCGCAAAATTTGCTGGCCAAAGGCGGCGAAGGCAGCGGCAAGAGCGTCGCCGGTATCATCAAGGATTTGCACCGCCTGCGCCGCGGCATGTCGGGCATCATGGTCTCGCCCGACTTTGAACATTTCAAAAAAAGTTTGTGGCAAGAATTTCGCCGCTGGGTCCCGCTGGAGGCGGTGGTCGAAAAAGACCGTTACCGTCTCGCTCCGGAATGGGAAGCGTCGAAACAGTTTGAACTGCACTTTTATTCCGAGCCCATCCTGCGCCCGGGCGACACGACGCCGACCGTTTTCATTTCCACGCTCTACTGCGGCGGCATCGAGGACCCGAGTGGGTGGGAAGGCCCGAATGTCAACTTTGCCCATTTCGACGAAGCGCGGCGGCACAAAAACGCGGCGGCGCTCAAAGTCTTGTCGGGGCGCGTGCGCATTCCCGGGCCGCGCGGCGAACCGCCGCAATTGTGGCTCACGACGACGCCGCGCAAGCATTGGCTTTTTGATTATTTCGGCGGCATCGACTGCGAGTGCCCGGCGTGCGGCGCCGAGTTCAAGGGCGACAACGCCATCGAGGGGGGCGCGTTTGATTATGTTTGTCCGGCCTGCGGGCAGCGCACCCTGACGACCGAGGACGAGCGGGTTTCGTTCAAACAAAACTCGTACACGGTCACATTAAAAACACAGGACAACGAAACGGCGGGCAACGTGTCTGCCGGTTACAGCCAACAGCGCGGCCAATCGCTGACCGAAGCCGAAAAGCGCGTCTTGCTCGAAGGCGGTTGGGAAGACATCGAGACGACGGACCGCTTTCTCCCGTCGCTCACATGGTGGGACGCGTGCAAGGACAATGTGCCGCCGTTGGACCGCAACACGCCGCTGGTGTTTGCCGCCGATGCGGGTGTCTCAAACGATTGTTTTGCGCTGGTGGGCGTGAGCCGAGACCCGGCAAGACCGAAAGACGCGGTCATGGTGCGCTATGTGCGGGTCTGGCAGCCGCGCGGCGTGCCGCTCGATTTTGACGTCATTGAAAACGAAATTCGCGACACGGTGTTGGGCGGACAATTCAACGTCAAAGAAATGGCGTACGACCAATACCAACTCCATCAGATGATGACTCGCCTCGGCAAAAAAGTGTGGACGCGCGTATTTTCCCAGGGCGCGGACCGGCAGGTGGCAGACAAGCAGCTGCTCGATTTGATTACGGCGCGCAAAGTCTTGCACGACGGCAACAAAGAACTGCGCGCTCACATTGACAACGCCGACCGCAAAAGCGACGGCACGGGCAAACTGCGGATTGTGAAACGGTCCGAGACGCAAAAGGTGGATTTGGCGGTGGCGCTCTCGATGGCGGTCGCCGAATGTTTACGATTGAATTTATAGGATGACACATGCCTGACCAATCGAATGCGGATGTAATCAAGCGCAGTGTGACGCGAGACAATTACAACGACGCCAAACGCGCGGGCGTGTGGCATTTCATGCTGCCCCTGCCCGCCGACCTCACCACCGGCTTGCCGAATTATTGGTCGTTCCAGCGCGATTTTGTGCTCCGTTCCGCGCCGCTCATGGAGGCGAACTGGGCCGATGCCATTTTCAAAGCGACCACCAAGATGTCCAGTTTGACGTGGAAACTCGACGGCAAGCGCGTCGGCCGCTATCAGGAATTGTTATTGTCTGCGGACAGCAATCAATCGTGGGTGGCGTTTCTCGCGAAACAACTCCAGGACTATCTCGGCACCGACAACGGCCAATTTATCGAAGTCGTGCGCGCCACGCGCGCGGCAGGCTCGCGCATCGTGGGCCTTTTGCATCTCGACTCGTGGCGCTGTCAACGCACCGGCGACCCGGACATTCCGCTCATTTATCGCGACCGCATGGGCGCGCTGCACGAAATGCAGGCGCATCAGGTGCTCATGCTCTCGGACATGCCCGACCCGAGCGCGACGTTGTTTGGCGTAGGCCACTGCGCGGCCGAACGCGCGTGGAGCAAAATCCGCCTGATGACAGGCCTCGAAGCGTATCTCTCGGACAAGATCACCGGGCGGCGGCCGCTCGCCATCCATATTGTCAACGGCGGCGGCGAATTGTCCGAGGTGCAGATGCAGGACGCCATTGACGGCGCCAAAGAGCAGGCCGCCTCGCAGGGCTACAAGCAATACATGGGCGCCGTGATTGTGACCACGCTCGACCCCACCGCCACACCATCCGTCGCCACCATTCCCCTCGCCGAACTGCCCGACGGTTTCGACGCCACCAAAGAACGCAAGGACGCGCGGCTTGTATACGCCAACTCTATCGGCATTGACCCGCAAACGCTCGACCCCGATTTGCTGGCCAGTCGCGCCATGGGCACGGGTGCGCAGTCGCGCGTGATCGAGGAAAAAGAGGACTCGACCGGCCTCAGCGCCTGGCGCAGCGCGTTCTCTCACATGCTCAATCAGTTTGTTTTGCCCGACACCGTCACGTTCGCATTCAGCGAGCGCGATTTGCGCGACGAGGCGAGCGCGGCGCAGGTGCAACTTGCGCGCGCGCAGGCGCGCGGGCAAATGCTCACGAACGGCGAAATCACATCGATTGAAGCGCGCCAACTGGCGGTGGATGCCGACGACCTGCCCAAGGAATTTATGCCGCAGGCCGTGGACACGGATTTGACTGACGACGAGAAACCGGATGCGACGCAAATCTCCCTGCCGGACGAGATGCCGCAAGCGTCTGATTTGCCGCCAACATTGCAAGCGGACCAATTGGTCCGTTCTCCTGCGCCGGCGACGCAGAGCGCCAAAGCCCTGTCGCCCGCGCTGTCGAAATTGCTCGAAGCCGCCAAAGGCGACATCCGCCGCGCGACGGACGACCTCAAAGCGCAGAGCATCACGCTCGACGAGTGGTACGCGCGCGTCAAGTCCATTTTGCTGGATTATCACACCAAGGCCTACCGCACTGGACTGCGCGCGGGCACGCGCGAACTCACGCCCGGCGAACAAAATTTGATTGACCTGCACGTCAAGGCGCAGTTGGATTATCTGGACCGTTTTGCCGAGGACATTCGCGGCACGGCGGGCGAGTGGAATAACGCCTTTGACGGGCGCGCGGAAATGTACGCCCAGTCCATCGGCGCGAGTTATTGGGACGGACGCACCAAAGGCCTGCCCCTGCCCGCCATGCCCAAGGACGGCACGACGCAATGCCTCACCAATTGCAAATGCAAGTGGCGCATTGAATGGCTCGACGAGGAAACGGGCGATGCGGACGCATATTGGGTGCGCGACGCCGATGACAGCTGTCAGACCTGCGTGCAGCGCGAGAGCGATTGGAACCCGTTCCGGATTCGCGCAGGGAGGGTGGCCGCATGATTCGCATGCGCCCCATTCTGGCAAAAGGCACGGGCATTGACACGCGCAAATTGCAGCGCGCCATTGACAACGGCCTCGACGCGGCGGCGCGCGGCGCGCTCGTGGATTTTCACGTCACCACACAGACGTGGAAACATCAGCCCGAATTTCGCATCGAGTCGTCGCCCGGGCGCCGCTTGATCTATACCGACGACGAAATCTATGGCTGGGTGGACGCGGGCACACGTCCGCACATTATTCGACCCAAGGGCAACAAGCCGCTCGCGTTCCGCTATCCGTTCAAGGCGAAAACGGTCCCGCGCCAGATTCGCAGCCGCAAAGGTTCGTACGGCAAAAACTGGGCGCGGGCGAAATGGGTGCTGCATCCCGGCACATTTGCGCGCGAATTTACGGATGTCATCCATCTGAAATGGGACAAAGAACTGCCGCGCACGCTCCAACGCGCGATCGATGCGGAGGTGATTTGATGGCGCAACCCGAAACGACGCCCGACCCGATTGGGGCCTTGGATGTACGCGAACTGCAGCGCGACGCGCAGATCGGTCTGGCGCTCATGCGCGAATGGGCGCCCGGTCCGACGCTGTCGGCGGCCGACATTGACATGCTCGGCAAATTGTCCGCGCTCGTCATGACCAACACCGCGCAGCTGCACTATCCGCCCGACGCGCCGCCCACCCTCGGCGAAGTGGTCGCGCGCACGCTCGGCGCGGCGTTTGCGATGGGACGCGGCAGGAGGGACGCCTGATGTTTTCGACGTTCAAGCAAGCCAACGGGCGCTATCGCTGGATATTGTTTTCGTCGTCGTCGTTTGTGGACCGTGACGGCGAAATCGTGTCGCAAGCCGCACAGGAACAAGACTGCGCGCGCATGAACGCCACCAAACAATTTGGCACGCTGGACTGGTGGCACGAACTGTATTTGATTCTGGGAGATGGCGATTTTGCGGCCATGCACGGGCGCATTCGCGTCGAAAGCGGCTTGTATCGCGACGATGATATAGGCGCGGCAATGGCGGCGCATCAGGACGATCTCGCCGCATCCATTGCGTTTTTTCATCCCGTGAACGAACCCGTGGACGGAGTGTATCAAAACATCAAAACATTTTCGCGGGCGATCTTGCCGCGCGGAACGGAATCCAACCTATTGACGCGACTGTTTGTCGCGGAGGAGGACAAAACCATGGTCAAGGAAAAAATTGACGCATTGGTCAATCTGCTCGGCGGCGGGCAGGACGCCAAAGACAAAGTAAGTGCGATCCTGGGCACGGCAGCCGCCACCGAAGCCAAAGCCGCCGACGCGGGGCTGGCCTTCAAAGCGGCCGGCGACGCACCGGCTGACGAGAAAAAACCGGAAGCGGGCGATACGCAGGACGCGGCCCCCATCGAACCGGAGGCCGCAGCGCAAGCCGCGCCCGAAGCCAAAGCGGACATGCCGGTGACTGACATGCCGGCAGAGGTGGAACCGGCGGAACCGCAGGACAACGGCGGCGATGTCGTGGCGGCGCTCCAGGCCGTGATTGCGCCGCTCGTGGCGCGCATCGAAGAACTCGCGGCCTCGCTCGGACAAATGTCCGCGAACGTGACGCAGATGGAAACCGCCAATGCCACGGCCGCCAAAGCCGCGGACGAAACGAAAACGGCGCTGTCGAACGCGAGCAAACAAATTGCGGCGCTCGAAGCGCGCCTCAAAGAACTGGAAGGGGACACGCCGCGCGGGTTTGCGAAACCCGGGTTTGTCGCCTCGCGCAGTGATGCAAATGTGACCACTGCGGCGAAAAATGCGCCGCAGCCGATGGAATCCGCCATGGAGACCATCAGTAAATTTATTTTGGGCGGTATGCCCAACAATTAACCCTGCGGGTCATTCGGCGCGCGCATGGCGGGAGAGCGATGCGCGACGCGTATGACAGGCAGATTATCGGAGGCAGTACCGAGATGTTGCAAAATCTCACGCCTCAACAATTGCGGGCTCTCGAATTGTTGGGGCAAATCGCCGGAACCGAAAAAGCGGTTTCGAGCACGCCGACCACGACATACGGGCACGGCATCGGCGGGCTGTTTAGCGCGCCGGGGCTGGACCAAATTCTCATGTCGTCGCTCCCCCTGCCGCGCACCGGCTTGCAGGCGCGTTTGTCGCTCCAACCGAGCGTCTATACGCACCCGCTCTACGGCATCGTGACCGGCCAGACCGCGACCAGCGGCAGCGAACCCACCGCCATCTGCGATGATGCGCCGACGGCGGGCTTGCTCAAATTGTGCTCGCAGACCGCGCCGTTCGGCTTGTTTCAGCGCTCCTCGCGCGTGTTCGAGGTCGGACGCGCGGGCCAGGTGACCAACCGCGGCGAATCGCTTGACTTTCGCATCGTGGGCTTGCCCAACACGGACAGCCCGAACATGCCCACCATCCCCGGCGCGAATTTTGGCCAGGCCGCGCAGACCGAAGTGGTCAAAGCCCTGTTTGAACTCGGCGTCGCATGGATTCGTGATTTTGCCCGCAAAGTGTACACGGGCAACACCACCAACAACACCAGCGGCGGCTACAAGGAATACTACGGGCTCGACGTGCTCCTCAACACCGGCTATCGCGATGCCGAAACCGGCACCGCGTGCGCGGCGGCGGATTCCATCGTCGTGTCCTTTGGCGGCGCCAACATCAGCACCAACGGCTCGGACGCCAACAAAATCGTCCGCACCATCACCAACATTTTCCGCCGCCTGAACATCAACGCGCAGTTTGTCGGCCTCGCGCCGCTCGAAATTGCGATTGCGATGCGCCCGAACCTGTTTTACGAATTGACCGAAATCTGGCCGATTGCGTATCACACCTATCGCAACACCATCAGCACGTCCGGTCAAACCACGTTCAACAACGGCAAGGACCTGACCGACATGCGCGATGCGATGCGCGAGGGGTCCTACCTGCTCATTGACGGCAAACAGGTCGAAGTGGTCCAGGACGACGCGATTGCGGAAACGGGTAATTTCGCGGCGGGCGCGTTCCGCAGCGACATTTACTTTGTCCCCATGACCGTGCTGGGCGGCACGCCCGTCACGTACATGGAATACTACAAGTACGACCAACCGAACGGCAGCATGGACATGGCGCGCGCGTTCGGCGCGGACGGGTTCTATTTCACGTCCGACGACGGTCGTTTCATGTGGCATCGCAAACCGCCGACGAACTGGTGCGTCCAGATGCAAGCGCGCACCGAACCGCGTTTGGTGGTCCGCACGCCGTACCTCGGCGCACGCTTGACCAATGTCAACTACACGCCGCTGGCGCACGAACGCGACGTGTTCACCTCCGACACCTACTTTGTCAACGGCGGCAAGACGGATCGCCTCGGCTATGGTCCGTCGTACTATTCGCCGACGAGCTAGGCTTGATTGTTTGGAACGGCATGCTGCGCGGCGCACCTCTCCCGGCGCCACGCGGTATGCCGGAGGCGGGAACGGGTTCGACTCCTTACCGTTCCCGCCTCGAATAAAAAAACGGGAGAGACATCAACGGGAGAGAATCGCATCATGCTGAAAGGAACTATTCTGCTCACAGGCGGCACGGGCTCGCTCGGGACCGCCATCCTCAAACGGGCGTTGTCCGAACAATGGGACTGCGCCATCACGGTGTACACGCGCGACGAAATGAAACAACAGGCGCTCGCGCTCACACTCGGCCCCGCGCCCAATGTGCGCTATGCCATCGGCGACATTGCCGATTATGACACGCTCGAACGCGTCATGGTGGGGCACGACACGGTCCTGCATGCCGCCGCGTTCAAACACATTCCCGCCGGCGAATTGAATGTCGGCGCGATGCTGCAAACCAATCTGGTCGGCTCGCAAAACGTCATTACCGCCGCGCTGCGCACGCGCGTCTCGCGCGTGCTGGGCATTTCGACAGACAAGGCCTGCGCCCCGGTCAACGCGTATGGGGCAAGCAAGATGCTGATGGAGCGCGCGTTTCAAGAGGCGAATCAGGCGGGACTCACGGCGTTTCACCTCGTGCGCTATGGCAACGTGTTGGACAGTACGGGCAGCGTGCTGCCGCTCTGGAAAAAACAGATTGCGCGCGGCGAACCCATCACCGTCACCGACCCGCACATGACGCGTTTTTGGCTCGGCATTGACCGCGCGGTGCAGTTGGTGCTGGACGCGCTGCGCATTGCGCCCGGCAATATTTTGATTCCGCAATTGCGCGGGTTGAGCATGGCGCGCTTTGCCGAATTTGTGTTTCCCGACGCGCCCGTGAAAACCATCGGGCTGCGCCCTGGCGAAAAACTGCACGAGTGTTTGCTGACGCGCGAAGAAACGCGCCGCTCGCTCGTCGCGCCGTTGAATCATATGCCGCATTTTGTGCTGCGCGCCCCCGACGCGGAGCAATTGGACGAAACGGACGCCTATACCTCGGACACGGCGCCCGAAATGACGCGGCAAGAACTTTTGAAACTGCTGGCCCTGCCGGTGGATGCCGTGGAACGCGTCGAGGTGGCGGCATGATTTTGACCCGCACTCCCCTCCGCATTTCGTTTGCGGGCGGCGGTTCGGACCTGCCGCAATTTTTCGAGTCGTCGCCCGGCGCGGTGCTCGCGGCGGCCATCAATCAGTACATGTATCTCGCCGTCAACGACAAATTTGACGGCGGCGTCCGCGTCAGTTACAGCCGCACCGAAAACGTCGCGGATGCGGACGCGCTGGAGCACGACCTCGCGCGCGAAACGCTCAAACATTTTGACATTGCCCACGGCATCGAAATCGTCTCGGTGGCCGATGTGCCCAGCGGGACGGGACTGGGGTCGAGCAGCGCGTACGCAGTCGGACTGTATGCGGCGCTCCAGGAACGCGCGCAGCGCGGCGCGTTGGTGCGCGCGCTCCTCGCGCGGTCGGCGGCCGAAATCGAAATGCACCACTGCGGGCGCAATGTCGGACTGCAAGACCATTACACGGCCGCACACGGCGGCGTGCGGCTTTATCAATTTTCGCCCGAGGGCGTCGAAACCGGGCCGCAGTTGGATGACACCTTGACCCTGCCCCTGCGCTCGCACCTGCTGCTGTTTTACGCAGGCGGCACACACGACGCTCACGCGCTGCTGACGGCTCAATCCGCGGATGCGGGCTGGGTCGAACGCACGCAGCGCCTGGCGCAATATGCCAAAGACATGTGCGCGGCGTTGCAACTCAAGCGCTTTGACGCGTTCGGCGAAATGCTGCACGAGACATGGCTGATCAAGCGCGCGTACGCCTCAAATCCCGAAATTGACGAATTGTACCGGCGCGCGCTGCGTGCCGGCGCGTGGGGCGGCAAATTGTGCGGCGCAGGCGGCGCGGGCTTTTTGCTCGTGTGTGCGCCGCCGGAACGACATCCCCAAATTTGCCGAACGTTGGGCCTGCCGGTGTTGGACTTTGCCTTTGAGAATCGCGGCGTCGAGGTGTGGCATGTCTGATGTCGTCATCATTTTGCAGACGTATCAACGCACCGCGTACGCCCTGCGCACAATTCAGGCGGCAGAGCGGCATTTGAAATACAAAGACGGCACCCTGTTTTGGTACATTGCCGACGACGGCAGCGAACCCGCACACGTGGCAGAGATCGAACGCGCGATATTGAACACCACGGGGCCCGACTCACAGTGGGGCGCGTTGGGCGCACATACCGAAAAACTCGGTTACGGCGCATCAGCGAACAAGGCATGGCGCGCGGCGTTGGACCGTTCCGCGTTCTCGCTCTGGCTCGAAGACGATTGGGAACTGACGCGCGACCTCGACCTCACGCCGTATGTGCGGCTGCTCGCACAGCACGACGACGTGGGTATGGTGCGCCTCGGGCATCTCGCCATTGATTTGGACTGCCGCACGGTGGGCTATGACGGCGTGCATTATCTCAACGTCTTGCCCACCGCGAATTACCAATTTTCGGGCAATCCGTCCCTGCGTCACCGCCGTTTTTGGGAAGCGTTCGGCGAATATCCCGAGGGCTTGAACCCGGGCAACACCGAAATCGCCTATGACGCGCAGATTCGCAATGTGGGACTCAACACCAACGCGCCGCGCATCGTGTGGCCTGTGGACATTGGCGGCTGGGGCGTATTCGCCCACATCGGCGAGGTGAAAAGTTATGCCTAGCATCCGTCACGACTGGGTCAGTATTCTCGCCCCGCACGACCGCGAAAACGAAATCGTGGCCATGGCGTTGTTTGCGGTGCTCGGCGTGCCGCCATCCTATTTCGATGTCGGCAGCGGCACGGGTGCGATGGTCAACCTCGCGCGCAAAATCGGCGTGGACGCGTGGGGGGCGGACCAAATTGCCCGACCGCAGGAATATCTCATCCAGCACAATCTGGAATTTCCGCTCGCGCTGGACCGCGGGTTTCACTTGGTCACGTGCCTGGAAACGGCGGAACATTTGCCCGAGAGCGCGGCGGACGTATTGTGCGACACGATTGTGCGCCACACCAAGCCGGGTGGCGTGATTGTGTTTACGGCGGCGCCGCCGGGGCAAGCAGGCGATGGGCATGTCAACTGCCAACCCGCGCAGTATTGGCATGCCAAATTTTGGGACAGGGGCTGCGAGTGGAAAAGCGAAAAGCAGTCGCTCGTGCAGCTGGCCTGGACGATTGCAAACCATTCGCAAAAGTGGCTGCCCGCGAACGTGTTGGTCTTTCAACGTTTGGGCGGCCAAGAATAAAGAATCACGGGAGAGATTCAATCATGTTGAAAGTTTTCATGCAGCCGCAGTATGACGTGCCCGACCGCGCCGAGGGCGGGATTCGGCGCGTCGTTGAAGCGATGCAGCAGTATTTGCCGCAGTACGGCGTCGAGATTGTCAATGACATTCGCGTCGCCGACGTGACGGCAGGCCACGGCGTCATGCAGCCGATTCGTCCGGATGTGCCATTCGTCAGTCACAGTCACGGCTTGCACTGGAGCGATTACACGTGGCCGAACTGGGCGCACGAGGTCAATCGCGCGGTGGTCGAGGCCATGATTCGGGCGCAAGCAGTCACGGTCCCGAGCAAATGGGTGCAAGCGGCATTTGCGCGCGGCATGCTCAAACCGACCGAGGTGGTGTATCACGGCGTGGACGCGGACGAGTGGGCGCACGATCTGGACGCGCAAAACTATGTGTTTTGGAACAAGGCGCGCGCCGACAGCGTGAGCGACCCGCGCGACATGCAAACGCTCGCGGCGAAACTGCCGCACGTGTCGTTTGTGACGACCATCGGCGAACCGACGCCAAATGTGGACGTGCTCGGCGTCTTGCCTCTGCCGCAGATGAAACCGCACCTCCAACGTGCGGGCGTGTATCTGGCAACCGCGCGCGAAACATTCGGGATCGGCACGCTCGAAGCATTGGCGGCCGGTGTGCCGGTCGCGGGATGGGATTATGGCGGCCAAAGTGAAATCATTATCCACGGCGAAACGGGCTACCTCGCCCCGTTCGGCGATTATGACGCCCTCGCCGAATGTGTTTTATCTGCTCTACGTGAACGGGCGCGTCTCTCAAATAATGCCCGCGACGACGCGCGCACGCGCTGGGGCTGGCAAGCCCGCATCGCCCAATACGCGCAAATCTATCAACGCGTCACTGGAATGCACGCGCAAACGCCGAAAGTGAGCATCATTGTCACGTGTCACAATCTGGCGCAGTACCTGCCCGATGCGCTCAATTCGGTGTATCAACAATCGCTGCGCGACTGGGAATGTTTAATTGTGGACGATGCGAGCACCGATAACACGCGAGCGCTCGCGATGGCGTACGAGCACGAACATAATCAATTCGTCTATCTGCCTACTCCGCACAATCTCAAACTGTCGGGCGCGCGCAATTTCGGATTCGCTCGTGCGCGCGGCAAATACATCATCCATCTCGACGCCGACGACATGCTGGCCGAGGATGCACTGGCAACGTTGTGCGAGGCGCTCGACCGTGACCCCGGCATCCATATCGCCTATGGATCGCTCGACGTCATGAATCAGGACGGCGGCGACCGCCGGCGCAACGAGTTCCCGCAGCATTTCCACTGGTTCGGGCAGATGGCGCACATCAACCAACTGCATTATGCGGCGATGCTGCGGCGCGAGGTTTTGCAGGACGCGGGCGGGTATCGCGAACGCATGTGGCGCGCCGAGGATGCCGAGTTCTGGTGTCGCGTGACAAGTTTCGGCTACCGCGCGGCCAAGGTGACCGAGTCGCCGACGATTGTGTATCGCATGCGCGGCGACAGCAAGAGCGCGTACGAGTATCAAAACTTTCCCGACAAGGACGGCGATTGGTGTTCGTGGTTTCCGTGGAGGATTGCAGACACGGGACCCAAGGGCGCGCAGTTTTTGCGCCAATACGGCGACGTCGTGCCGAACGCCCACCTCGTGCCGTTCGCGACGCAAGGCGAGTCGCCCGCGGGCAAACTCATGTGGCACGTGTGGCATCACCAGCAGCCGCGCGTCAGCGTGATTATTCCCGTCGGCCCCGGCCACAAGCCGCACGTCATCAACGCGCTCGATTCGCTCATCGCGCAAGATGTGAGCGATTGGGAGGCCGTGGTCGTCAACGACACGGGCGAGGACTGGGACACGGTCCCCGGCGCGCCGTTTGCCAAAGTCGTGCAGACGCGCGGCGCACAAGGGCCTGCCGTCGCGCGCAATGCGGGACTGGACGCGGCGCGCGGCGCGTTGGTGTTGTTTCTCGACGCCGACGACTGGCTGACGCCCGGCGCGCTGCGGCGCATGTTGGAAGAATATGCGCGCGGCGATGCCTCATACATTTATTCCGATTATTTGCAGGTCGGCGCGGATTGGCGCGAGGAATACAAAGAGGTCGTCGAATACAACCAGCACGAATGGCGCGGCCAGCATGCAATCACGGTGCTCATGGCCACCGCGGACGCGCGCGAGATTCGGTTTGACGAAACGCTGGCGGGTTGGGAGGACTGGGATTTTTTCATTCGCTGCGCGATTGCGGGCAAATGCGGACGACGCGTGCCCGAAGCCTTGTTTGCGTATCGGTTCACCACGGGCACACGGCGCGATGGCGACCTGACCGAGCGTGTGGGCATTTTGCTGCCCGAACTGCGCAAACGTCACGCGGCCTATTTTACGGGAGAGATGCAAATGGCAAGCTGCTGCGGCGGGAACGGCGATGCGCTGATTGCGATCAAGCGCATGTTGGAGGTCGGCGAACAACCGACGATGGGAACGCTTAACGCGGGAGCGGAGGAACATACCGACGCTCCCGGCGTGGTGCGTCTGGAATTTATCGGCGACCGCGTGGGCGCGGTGACGTATACGGTCAACGGTAATGCGTATCGCGGCGGCAACAATGCGTTTGACAAGTTCGCGGACGCACAGCCGGGCGACGTGGAAAAACTCGTGGGGCTGGGCGTGTGGCGCGTCGTGCCCAAACCGCCGCCCGAACCGGTGCGCGTGGAAATGCCTGCCGTGACCGCGCGGTATACCCCGCCTGCGGCGCCGCAGGTTGAAACGGTGCAAATCGTGACGGCACAAATTCCGGATTCGCCGGCGGACCAATTGGTCCGGGAGATGAAAACGGCGGACGCACCGAAAAAACGCAATAAGCGGAGCAAAACGAAATGATGCCAACCCTTGATTTGATGACGTTCGTGCTGCTCGCGCTCGCAGTCTATCGCCTCTCGCACATGGTCACGAGCGAGGAAGGCCCTTTTGAGGCGTTCGCAAAAGTGCGCGACGCGCTCGGCGGCAATCAACAGGCGACGTGGGTAGGACGCGGCATTGTCTGCATCCTGTGCGTGTCGTTCTGGGTGGGCCTTCTGGGCGCGGTGGCGCTGTGGTTTTGGCAGGTTGTGGCGGTGCAGTTTGTGGTCTATGCGCTGGCGCTGTCGGGAGCGACGCTGGCGCTCAAGAAATGGACGAAAACCTAAATGGCACAAATACAGGGCGGTCCCGCAATCCCCGTGAGCGTGGTCACGGGCGGCAAAATCAAAGGCGGCAAGGCAATCCCCGTGTACGGCTATACGTCCGCGCCGACGGATGGACGCCGCGCGGCCGCCGGTCCCGCGCGTCCCGTGTATGTGGTGAGCGACGCGCAAATGGCGGCGGGCACATTTACATTGGAGGGCGGCCCTGCCCTTCCCATGTATGTGTCGCCGTCGGGGCTGTCTGTGGTCGGGGATGCGGCGCAGCCGGTGTATGTGGTGGGCGGGAGTTTGGGCGGCGCGCCGTTTTCGCCATCTGCTTATGTGGATTCTAGCACGCGCCTGCATTACGCGGGCATTGCCACATTCACAACAGATAATCAATTAAGCGGCGGAGGGACCGCTGGAACAGGGCGCACGTTTCTTTCGACACATTTTAATAATAGAG